CTGGAGGCTCTTTTATAAGGAGCCCGATGAGACGCACCAAACTGGTTTTGGTGATAGACCGGTGTCAAGGACTGCGACGGCAGTAGCTAAGGCTGCTGGCGTTGTGTCTATGATACCCGCTCTTGAACCATATGCAAAAGCCACCGAAATGGGAGCCACTGCTCTTGCTAAGTTTGCACATTTATTTGGGTTCAGTCGACCACAGATTGTTTCTGACATCACACGATATAAGGAATTTCCTGCTGGTCAAATGGCCCCCATGAATGTCAAAGAAGCTGTTGCAAGATTGGCAGCGGATGACAAAGGAGAGCTGACAGTAGATTCGCGCACTGTTGGTTTGAATGGTGTGGACGAGATGTCCATACCATATATAGTACAGCGCGAAGCAATAATTCATCGCACAGATTGGAGCGAGGATCAGGCTAGGAACACTGCTTTGATCAGCGTCAATGTGACTCCGTCACACTGGCTAACTGATTCAAGTGCCCTTACCAATTTTTCCATTCTCCCTCCGGTCAGTGCCGTTAGCCAACTCTTTCGATATTGGCGCGGCACATTGATATTTCGATTCAGAATTTCCGCATCTGCAATGCATCGCGGGAAGCTGAGGGTTTCTTATGATCCAGTAGTGAACTCAACTTCATCTAGTATGAACGAAGTTTACTCTCGAATCATCGATATTGAGACCAACAGAGATTTCGAAGTTCCTGTGCACTGGCATGCATACCAAAGTTGGCTTAAAGTACAACCGGTTGTACCGGGTGTAGCTAATACCAATCTTGGAATCACCATTTCCAACTCTCCATCGTTTTGTAATGGACAGATCACTCTGACCGTGTTGGAACCGTTAACTTCTCCAGATCCCAGTTTGGGAAATGAAGTTGGAGTTGATGTTTCGATTCGGGCAGGTGAGGATATGGAATTCGCCGGCCCCACACCTAAAAATGTGAGAAGGTGGACGTTTCTCAATCCTGATCCGGATGAGATTCCACAATCAGCCATGGCGGCTGATGGCCTGCAAGATAACATGCCAGAAGGCGCCGAAACCATGGAAGGTATCGGTGCTGGTGAATTGACCACAACGGACATGACCAATCTGGTGTTCATGGGTGAGACGATTACCTCACTCAGGACACTTATGAAGAGATATGACGGCGAAAACCGTTTAGCGGTCGACGCATTCGTTCCTCAACATTACCTGGCACACCGAGGTCCTGCCAGGGAGCGTTTGTCGGTACATGAGTATATTACAGCCATGTTTTCCGGCAAGAGAGGTTCTTTCCGTCACAAGTTCGTAGGTCACAGTAATGGCCAAGGGATAAATTTAGTCTACACTCGAGACACTGATGTCTTGACGCTGGACAATACATTTGAGGGAGCTTATTTTAACTACGGAGTCTCAGAAATCGAGGTTCCGTGGTATTCCCCTAAACGCTTTTCAAGCGCGCGCAACCATCCCGAATATCTTAGCGCACAATATCGCGACCTGGACGATTCAGACCTTCATCGTTTACAGATGAATGTCACCCAGGGTCGCTTCATGGACCATTATATAGCAGCGGGAGAAGATCACACTTGCTTCTTCTTTGTAGGTCTACCAGGCATTTACGTGTCGCCATAAGTGTAAAATCGGTACTAAAATAATTGTATCGTCGTGGACAGTAGTCCATGTTGTATATTTTCATAGGAGTCTTAGACTCCACTTGTTAGAAATCGACACAGCACCGTGTCGTCGTGGATAGAATATTCCACGGTCTAGTCTGACATCCCTGAGATTTTGTCTCGGAGCAGTTTTTGTAAAGGATGTCAGTGACGTCCGTAATTTTTGTCTGTTTCCGGGTGCAATTTTAAAGGTGACTAGATGTTACGTGCACAACTCTTTGGAGTTGTGCAGCCCGTCTAGG